CGGAGACCGCCGCCGCGCGAGTAGGTGTCCAGGTTGTTTGTCTCGGTGTCGAGGCCCAGGACCTTATCGCCGCGAGCGAGGAAGCGCTCGAACCCGGCCAGCTCGTCGCGGCGTTCGGGGAAGTAAATGACGCAATCCTCGCCCGCCAGGGTGTAGTTGAACGTGAGCAAAGAGGGTCCTCTCGGGGTGTGTAAACGGGGTTGTGGCCGGTGCGGACTCGAACCGCTCGCCGCGCGTGCTCGCTAACGGCTTTCACCAGGTGGACGCGTCCGCCCCCGGCCTCGCGGCCCAACCTCGGAGTAGTGAGGTTGGGCCGTGGGTGTTACAGGTAGTCCGTGAAGTCCACGCCGTTGATTGCGGGGACCTCGCCGGGCTGGTCACTCTTGGCTACAGAGGGGGCCAGGAAGCCCTCTCCTGCTCTGCCGACCTCGGGAGCCTCGGGCTTGTCGTGGTCGGGCTCGTGGCGCGTCACGCGGGCGCGTCCCAGACCGTCGAACGCGACGCCCTTATTGGTCTTGCGCTTGGTAAATCCGCGGTTCTCCAGCTCGGAGAAAAACGTCCGCCGCGTCCAGCGCTCCCTCTGAGGGAGGTTCTCCTCGTCGGCCCATTCCAGGTACGCATCGAAGAGGGTCTTACCGTCGGTGCGTCCGCCCTCGACCTTGACGAATACACCAGGCAGGAAGCCCGCCAGGGCGTCGCTCGTCTCGCGATATTCCTTGGTCGAGGACTGGACTACCTCGGGGTCGGAGAGGCCCTCGCGGTACCATTCCTGGGCTCCGGCGACCGCCCAGGTGAGAATGCCCTGGGCCTCCGCGAGGAGCTTGTCGCCGAGACGGTGGTCGCGCTCACTCGGCGCAAAGAACCGTTCAAACGGAATGAATTTCACGCGACGCCAGAGGCCCTCGTCCTGGCCTCGGAAGTCCGGCTTATTGTTCGTCGCCAGCATGAGGAGAAACGTGGGCCGGAACTCGAAGAACTCTTTACGCATAAACCGGGCGCTAATCATGTCTCGACCGGTCACGCGCTTGAGGACTGCCTCCGCCATGCGTCGACCGGCCTCACCCTCGGACGCCATGACCAGACGGGCACCCTTGAGCGCCGCGAGGTCGTTGGGGATTCCGCCGCTGGCCCGATCCTCGAATGTCGAGAACGGGGTGGTCACGGTGTGGTCCCGGAATACCTCGGTGAGCGTGTCCGTCAGGACGGACTTGCCGTTAGCGCCCTTGCCCCAGAGGACCGCGAAGCACTGCTCTACGGTGTGCCCGGTAATGCCGTAGCCGACCAGGCGACGAATGTAGCCGGGTAGGTGCGGGTAAGCCGGGAAAATCTGCTCCAGGAAAGCCTCCCAGCGGGGAGCCTTGGCGTTGGGATCGTAGTCCAGGGCGACGCGCTTGGTGAGGAGGAGGTTAGCGTCGTGCGGCCCGAGGACGCCGGTCCTGAGATTGAGCACGCCGTTACTAACGGCCAGGAGGTCCGGGTTTTTGTCGAAGTCCTCAATGTTGGCCGGGACTCCGCGCACCGCCTGTAGCTCGCGGAGCATGGCGTCTAGGCCCTTTGACGTCTGAGCGTGCGCCGCGTAGCGGATCAGGCGCGCGGCCCGCTTTTTGTCCTTATCGCTGGAGCCGTCGGCGGCAGCTTGGTAGGCAACCTCCCGGCCCAATGCGGCGACAATGTCGGCGACGTTCTGGGCGTGCGTGCGGACAGCCTGCCGGTCATCCCGTCGCCAGATTCCCTCCTCCAGAAGGAAAAAACCGACCTCCTCGGAGTAGCGGACGCCAGAGCCGAGACTCTCGATGTAGTCGCGGAGGTAGCGCGCGGCTCCCAGGTCGGTGAGGCTGTAGCGGTCCTCCTCCCATGCCAGGAGTGCAGCGGTGCGCGACTTGACCGGCGCGGCCTGGGCGATTGCACGGTGCGCCTCGGCGTAGAACTTGGTCGGGTTCAGAGCCCGCCAATCCGACAGGTCTAGGCCGTCGGGCAGGTCGAGGATACGGACGCGGAGGTCGTGCGCGATAAGCGCGTCCGCGAGCTGGCCCGAGAACCGACGGCCAGCCGGGTCGCCGTCTCCAGCGATAACGGCCTCGCGTCCGTCCAGGAGCTGGACCAGCGCCTCGATTACGTGCGGGTTAGCCGACAGGCCCGCCCCACGGATTCCGATGGTGTCGAAGCCGAGGGCAGCGGCAGCGGTCAGCGCGTCGCCGGGTCCCTCGGTGATTATGACCTCGTCAAAACCAGCCGAGCCGGGGAACCAGCCGACCTTAGCCCAGGACTGTTTGTCGGGGGACTTTGGGCCGAGCCAACGGACCTGGGCGTCGGGAGCCAGCGCGCGAGCCTGGAAGCCGCGAGCGACACCAGCCTTATCGCGGAACGGGACAACCAGCCGGGGGCCTCCAGGGAGACCGCCGTTAGTGATGTTGCCCTCTCGGTCGTAGATCGCGTCCACGGCGTACCCGAGGCCGAGACGGTCAGAGTCGGCACGGCTCACGCCGAAACGGTCGGACGCGTAGCGAGCGGCCTCGGAGCCTGACTCCAGAGCCTCATACCAGCCATCCAACTGGACAGCCAGAGCGGCGACAGCGCCGGGGTCAGCGGGCACGTCCTGGGAGGTCGCGGTGTGGTCGGGGAGAGCGTCGCCTGCCTCCATCGTCGCGAGGTCGCGCATGGTGAGCCCGAGGGCGTCCATGACCTTTGGCGTCGCGCAGCCCGCGCGGCAACGGACCAGGACTTTCCCGGTGTCGGAGACGGTGAGCCGGAGGGACTGCTGGGCGTCGTCGTGCGCCGGGCAGTGGACCAGGTAGCCGTCGGGGGTGGTCTCTACGCCGTCAAAGCGCGTGAGCAGGTCGGACAGTTTCAAAAGTGCTCCTGTGAAGTTATGGGGGATTGGTGTCACCAGAGGGGGCCCAGACAGGCCGCGTGCTCACTGATCGACAGGTGAGGGAGAATTGCGGGTTCGCGCATAGGGATTGCCGCAAAAGGGTGCCTATGATTGCCGCTGTTGTAGCGAACCAAAGGCGTTTAAACTCGACTTACCCCGGGTGCAGCGCCGTACCCCCGAAGGTGAACCATGATTGAAAACGAGACCCCAGAAGCCCCGTCCACGAACACGGAATCGCTTTACACCCTGGTCCCCGTTATCGGAGAACCAGGGTGTTTTTTCGCGGTGTTCATAGACGGCAGCTGGGCCCGTTGGGTTCCCAAAAATGGGAGTAATCAGGACGGCTAAATCGGCCGGCTGAGGTCCTCGAAGCTCTCGGCCTCTAGAGCGGCAACGGCGTCGCCGGAGCTGTCCAGGCGATAGACAAGGTCCTCGGCGCGAGCCAGGCGCATGACCAGGCGGGCCCAGGTTTCGACGGTCATAACCGCGTAACCCTTGCCGACGGGTTTTCTCACGCGCTTGACGAACGCGACGCCAAAGGGCTCGCCCGCGTGCACCTTTTGTTTCTCGGCACCGTCCAGGCCCTCGCGCATGGCGTCCTCCCAGGACTTCCAGTTTTTGGCCTGGCCGATAAAGGGAGAAATACCGTGAATGTCGCCCGTGTCTTTGAAACCCTCCTGGGCGACTCGACGCGGAGCGAACCCGGCGCGACCGCCAAAGAACCCGCCGAGCCCTTTGACCAGGTCGGTTTCCCACTTGGTGCCCTTGGACTTATTGGCGCTCACGTAGGCGGTCCTCCTCGGGGGTGAATCCGATCATGCGCGGAGCGGCGTTCTCGACGTAGCTCTCGGTGTCGCGGTGCTCGTGCTGCTCGGGCTCGGGGTGCGGAGTGCGGGTGATTTCCAGGGTGAGGCTGATTCTCACGCGACGCCCTCCACAGCGGCCAGCGCCGTAATGAGGTCGGGACGGAATCCGGACCAGGGCTCGCCGTGCGCCGGGACGACGACGGGGGCCTGGAGAAACCCCATGGCCTTGATCGTTTCGAGTGCCAGCTCGTCGTCCTCGACGTTTATCTCGGTGTAGATGATGCCGAGCTGGTCCAGCTTGCGCTTGGTTGCGCGGCACGGCTGGCAGGCGTATTTCGTGTAAACGGTGGTAGTTCGCATGGTGTCCTTAGTGGGTGTGGGTGCTCGACTTGCGGGCGCGCTCCTCCTCGGCGAGGCGGTGGCGCTCGTCGCGGACCTGGACGGCGTCCTCGCGGATGCGCGCCTCCCAGCGAGTGAAGTGGTGGCCGCAAAACAGGAGAGGGCCAGGGGAGCCGCCGAACCAGGCAGCGGCGTATGCCTGGGCTCCGCAGCTGTCGCAGCGGTCGGATTGCTTGAGTGCGGGGATGGTGGGAAGTGGCACGGGAGAACTCCTCAAGTCGGAGGGGGTACGGGAAAGCCCCCCGATCAGCGGTTAGGCCGAGCGGGGGGCTTATGGGTGGGGTTGTGCGGGTTACGCCTTGCCGTGAATCTTGAGGACCGGCTTGACGTAGGAGACCAGCTTTCCGGCGCGAGGTCCGTTCTTAGCGGTGTACTCGACGCGCTCCAGCTTGAGGGTGGCCTTGATGGGGCCCTCTCCTCGGAGGTCGGCCAGCTCGTCGTTTACGCCGTCGCGCTCCAGGTCAGTGACCAGCGACCAGGAGCCGGTCTGGAACTTGAAAATTCCGAGGTCGGGCTCGTCGGCGAGACGGAAAAAGAGCTGGATATCGGGCGCGGGTCCCTTTTCCTGGCGAGCCAATTCCTTACGCTCGGCAATGGTCAGGTGAGCGTCGGGGTCCGGCGTGCCGTCGTCCTTTGTCTCGCCGTCGGTGGTGTAGATGGGCTTGCCCGAGCGTCCCCAGAGCACAAGGCGCTGCTGGAGGCTGTCGGAGTCCGGGATGATGATGTTGACCGACGCGGCAGCGGTGAAGATTTCGATGTCGTCCTCGCCCTTTGCTTCCCACTTCTGGGGAGCGTCGCCTCCGAGGAGGTCGTAAATGGACTCGGCGACGGCGGGGTCGCCGGTGGTGACGCGGAACTCTTCCAGCGACTGCGGGTTGCCGTTCACTACGTGGCCGGAGCGGAAGCGTCCGACAACGTCGTCTGCGTAGCTCTGGCGGGGGCGCTTTTCGGTCTGGGGGTCATTTGCAAAAATACGAAGCGAGCTAGCCATAGGGCGAGCGGTTCCTCTCAGTTAGTGGACCGTCCCCAGCGGGGGACAGCTACAGAGGGGGCCAGGAGGCCGAAGGTGCTCGCCGGAAACGAAAAAAGCCCCTCCGGTGAGGGAGGGGCTTAGATCGTGTAAACGGGTTAGAGCTTGATAAACCGCTTGAGGTTCGCGTGCAGGTAGCCAGGTCGTTGGCCTCGATACTTGACGCGCTCCTGCTGGACTTTGAGCTTTAGCTCGGGTTCGCCGTAGCCGGTTTTGCTCCACTGGACCGCGAGGACGGTTCCGAGCTGGAGGCCAGCGGAATCGCCAATGCGGACGGCGTAGGCAATTCGGTCGCCAGCGTGGACCTTTGCTCCCTGGGCGTCCAGGACGGACTCAGGGACGGGGCGCTCCTCGGCGGTCATCCAAGTGCCACCGAAAACAACCAGCCAATGCCCCAGACAACGCCAACCACCAGCGCAATTAGGACAATCGTTATCGGAACCGTGATCGTCGCCCAGAGCGCCGCACCAGCCGCGTCCCGGGGGGATTCCATCCAGTTGCGGAGGAACACCAGGACCCAGAGGCCAATCGCCCATAGCGCCAAGGTGGCGAAAAACTGGCTCACTCGAACGCCAGCCCGATTAGATGGACAGCCACACCGCCGATTGCGCCGATCACGACAACCGCGACCAGGACCAGAGGAGCCGCTATGAGTGCGCCGAGTGCCGCCTCGGTCGCGGGCATATCGTCGCCCCAGAGCCTCATAAACATGACGGCCCAGATCAGCGCCAGGATCAGGAGGGCAGCGCCGAGGAGGTAAATCACTGAGTCCTCCTCTCCAGGTCGGGCAGGGTCGGGATCACTCCGGTATCAACCAGGTAGCGCACGTCGTAGACAGCGGCCCAGATAAGCACTGCCACGACGACGGCCAGGAAGAGAATCAACCCAAACAGAATCACCGTGTCTTTCATGCCGCCGTCACCGGCTTTGCGATTCCAGCCGGACGCGTGACCAGCGGCCCCGGCGTCGACTTGAATTCGGGAGCCTTGCGGTACGCCGCGACCGCGAGGACCTCGGCAATCTTGGCCGAGCGACGCGCTCCCATGTGGGGGAGTACCTCGCGCATGATTCCCTCGGCGCGAGCCCCGGAGATTTCGGTGTGCCAGGTCGGTTTGTTCGGTGCCGGGTGCAGCGACAGGCGGATGGTGGAGTCCATGAGGGACGCCGCCCGTCCGACGATGTCGCGGTCCGTCATTGCGAGGCGGATACGGGCGTACTTACCCCGGTGGGCGTCAAATGCACCCTCGCCCTCCAGAAGGCCAGCCAGCCAGAGGAGGTCGTCGCGGTCGCCGTGGATCAATTAGTGCTCTCTTTCGTTGGGGTGTTCTTTGTAAGGGGGTAGTCTTCCCAGTCGTCCACGTAGCGGACGGTCAGGCCGACGGCTTGAGCGACGGCGACCTCGACCCGAGCGCCTCGGGACTGACCCCAGCCAGTCAGGACAGCGACGCCGTCAGACGCGAGCACAAGCCCGATGTCTTTTCGCATAGCGGCCTGGTACATGGCGGGGGTGTATTGCGCGACCGGAGCCAACGGGTCGAAGCCGGAGGAGAGGTCCTCCTCGGCGGGGGAGACCACGTCGTAACCGATCGCTCGGAGCCGCTCGGCAGCATCCGCGAAGGCCGGAAAATTCCACTCGGGGTATCCCGTCATGGGTCCAGCGATATAGAGCCGGGTCACGTGCCTGCCTTTCGGTTGAGACGGTGCTCGACATAGGGGAGCCCTGTCACGACGAATAGCGACCCTCCGCCGACCCACTGGGGACGCCCCCAGTTGAGGGCCTCCTGGTGCTCGTCGTAGGGCTGTCGGCCCAGGTTGTCGATTCGGTCGATACGGACCTGGGCGCGGGTCTCCGCTACGCGCACGACGTGGCGGCTGGTGTACCGCCCGCCCGAGACGTAGATAGCAATATCGCCGGGGAAGATTTCCGCTCCGCGCGCGTCATAGACGGTCAATAGCTCGCCGCCTTGGATGACGCGACCCAGCGGGCGGGGTCCTCGTCCCGGAGCTGGAAAAGCCGTACCTGGAAATACTCCGTCTCAGGGTCGCCGACCTGGAACGTCCCGAGAGGGGCGAAGCGCCACTTATGGAGCATTTCGTCCAGGCTCATTGCGTCAATGCGCTTTTCGTACTCAGGGCGTCCGTCCGCCTTGTCGGCGTCCTCGACCTCGAATACGGCGGCGAGGCCAGCCGTTACGCGGCCTCCCTTGTCGCCTCGCTCGTCGGCCTCGTGCCATGCCTTGCGGAATACCTCGGCCAGTTTTTCTAGGTCGCGGCTCATTCGACTACCTCCCATCCGGTCGACCGTTCGACCTGGACGCTCTCGCGGGTATAGGGGGACTTGCGCGCCCGGGTTGCAGCGGCTTTCGCTGGCCCGGGGGTGCTGTATGGGCCCAGGAAGTAAGGCTCCCGGCCCGTGGGCTGGACGCGGACGCGGTAAGCGCCGTCCGCGTGGGTGTGGCGGCCCATTAGAGCGTCCCGACTTCCGGCTCAGGCTTACGGACCCAGGGGAGCCGTGCGGCGGTATATCCGCGCGCGGTGCTCGCCCCGGCGTAACCCTCCTCGATCACTCCCGCGTTTGCGAGGGCGTGCAGAAGGTGGCGATACTCCCGCCATGGGATCTCTTTGTCGATATACAGGTGGAAGTGCCCCGGGGTGCTCGACGGGATCAGTTGGGCCGGGAGGTCGATGTCCAGGACAACCTTGTGGAGGTCGCCCTCTCCAGCGACGCGGGACGTGATGACCGTGGCCTCTTCCAGGTCGTCCGTCGGAATGGCGTAGGTCGGGTCTCCCTTGCTGGAGTCGACCTGGTCAATGTCCGGGACGATTCGGTAGGTCTGACCCTCCAGGGGCGGCGTGTGCGTGCTCGCCAAAGCGGGCACCAGCTCCAGGATTTCGTAGGTGAGCGCGCTCACGTCCTCTCCCCAGGTGGTGAGGGCCGCAAGCTCTCCGGCGAGGTACTCCTCCGCCTCCTCGACGGTGTCAAATGCCTGGGAGTTGTCGCCGCCCGCTTCCGCGTCATTCAGGAGGAGCATGGAGCCGAGCGGCCCGGTCGCGTGGATCACATAGCGGCTCACAGCGGCACCACCTCGCCGACCGGGACCAGCTCGACCAGCTGGGAAGTCCAGCCCTCGGTGCTCACGCTCGCGGGGAGGAGAGCAAGCTGGAAGGTGTGCTCCTCCCACGCTTTCTCTGGGGTCGGGTACGGCTGGGAGTTGATACCAACCGGGTTCAGGTCGCCCAGGATGACCATGGAGTCACCCTGGGCGGTCGTTGTCAGAATTCCGTAACTCACTTGGCTACCTCCGTTGCGGGCTTGAGCGCACGCGGGACGCGACGCTTTACTGGTTTCTTGAGGGTGGACTCCGTTGGGCCGAACGCGACGGGCTGGCCGACGATATGCGGCTTGGCCTCGCGGTCCCAGCGGAAGGATTCGCGGAAGCGGAGAAACTGCTCGAATGACTCCGGCCCGGCGTCGACCGGGACCAGCTGCCAGCCCTCGGGGCGAATGTGCAGGACGATTCCGCCGTCACCCTCGGGGGTCGGCGTGGTCGTGCCGTCCGGGTTCATAAGAACGTCGGAGTAGCGGTACGCCGCGAGCTGGAGGCCGACCTCCTCGTGGATACCGGACTTGGTCGTTTTGTTGTCCAGCCAGTAACGGACGCCGTCGATGATTACGAACGCGTCGAAGGTTCCGGCGTAGTCGTATTTAGTCGACCAGATAGTCCGCTCGGTGTGGACGTACTCGGGCTGGCACGTGTCCAGGAACTCGTTGAAATGGTCAACGAACGGTTGCAGCTCGGCGGCTACGCGACCGATGGGCTCGCTATTGGCGAGCTTGTCGAACAGGTCGTGTGCGTCGGTACCGACCTCGGCGCTGTGCGCGGTGCTCCGGTAGGCCGCGCCCTTGAGCATGTCGACGGCAGCCTGCCGGTTGTTCATTGCGATTGAGACAACCGCGCCGAGGTTGTTGACTGCCTCCTCGGCAACCATTTTTGCGTTCCAGGGTGCCAGGAACGGCTTTGGCGACATATCCAGAATGGACGTAACGCCGGGCGACTTTTCGCCGGTAGCGGGGCTCACGTAGAACCGAGCGCCGCCGCGCTTGATGGTGTTGACTTTCGGGGTCGTCACAGAGACGGGCCTCCTCATTAGCTGTCGAATAGGGACAGCTACAGAGGGGGCCTAGAGGCGCTATCTGCTCGCGCGGAGCGGGAAGTGACAAAGTGACGAATTGAACGTCACTTTCCTATTACTTGCTTAAGAGAGACACACCTTAAGAGGGGAATAGGAAAGTGACGGTTCAAACGTCACTTTCGTCACTTCTGGCGGGAACCGTTCTTTTCGGCGGCGTCCTGGATCGCAGCGGCGAGGGCGCAGACGTGCTTATACGTGCTTTCGATCACGGCGCGGTCCTTTGCCGTCAGTGCCGCGACGCCGTCCACGCTCACCCGGCGCAGCGCAACGATCATCATGTTTCCGGCGTTGAGGATTTCCTCGCTGTCGGTAATCTCTTGCCCGCCGCCGCTGAATACCTGGATCGCCTCTAGCTGGCGTCCGCGCTTCTCACGGGAGCGCTCGCGCGGCGACTGCTCGACCAGGCCGAGGTCCTCGCGAGTCTCGTCGGGGAGTAGCTCTCGGAGCGCTGCCCCGGAGTGGTAGCGGAGGGAGGACTGGAGGCTGGTTACGTCGGCTCGGTCGACGCCCGCCGTGTCGAGTACCTCGCGGACCCACTGGCGGTATGCGTAGGTGCGACCCATCCAGTCAGGCTCGCCCTCCTTAGTGAAAAAGTGAGCGCGTGCCTGGACAAAAAGGGATGACGTGCGCTTGAGGGCTTTGGTTTTGTCCTCGCTATCCTCCGCCTGTAAGTAGGCGCGGAGTGCGACGACAGCGGAGTTTTGCAGTGCCGCGAGTCCGTTCGGGGGATTAGTCATGGTGCGAATATAGCCGCGATAGCCGCCCAACGCTAGTTACGTTTTCTCAAAAAGCAAGGCCCGTCCCCCGGTAGATTGGGAGACGGGCCTGTGGTAGTGCTTAGTTGTGCTGTAGTCCGCCGTGGCGGTGTCGGGTGGAGTTGGCGCGGGCGGAGATTCGGGCTACTTGGTCGGCGACGATAATGGCCGCTTCCTGGAGGTCGGCCAGGGTGCCGTCGTTGGGGACGGTGAAGTCCTCGGCGTAGTCGTCCAGTGCAGTGTTGCTTACGTGCCCGCCCTGGTCAAGCTCTGGGTTATCGCGAAGGATACGGACTATAAGCCCGCCCCGGTCGCGGATCGCGTCGGCCTCGTTGGGGAATCGCGCGTCGGTCACAACGGCGGGTACGCCGTGGGTGGCAAAGCTGTCGATACGGCCCAGGCCGATACGGAGCCAGAAACCCTCGTCCAGCTTGCGGATACCCCCGGTGCCGAGGTCCTCCAGGAAGCGACGAACCTCGGGGATCAGGTCCTTAGCGGCGTCCCAGCCGAGCGTGTCGATGACCTCCTGGAGTCGCCACTCCTGGGTAACGGGGTGGTCGTGGCCCTCGGGCATGAGGGAAAAGGTCCCCATGATGGGGTTGGCGAAGTAACTGGCCTCTTTCAGCGGGTCAGCGAACGCTACGCGCTGGTAGTCGTAGTGGGCGGTCAGAGCGGACGCGAAGCTGTCTTTACCGACGCGCTTCTTTCCGATCAAGCCGATAAGTGGGGTGTTTGGCATGGTGCCCTCCAGGTCGTGGGTTTGGTGTCCCCAAAGGGGGCCAGCACGGGGGAGCTGCTCAAACGACAAAAAGCCCCGCCGACCGGTGAGGGTCAGCGGGGCTAGGAGCAGGCGAGAGCGTGTAAACGCTATTCGGCCAGGTGCTTAGGTTCGCCGGACTCGGCGATAGTCACGACGGTGTCCTCGGGGAGGACAGGAGCCGCGACGGGGGTAACGACGCCACGGGTCCAAATGACCAGGACGGCAGTACCGAAGAGGTCAATAGCGGTGCCGATAGCTACCTCGGCGCTAGCGTCCAGGTGGACCAGGCCGAGCACGACGGCGACGTGGACGATTGCGGTTGTTGCGGCGACGATAGCGCCACGGATTGCGAGGGGCTCGCGGGTGGAGAGTGCCATTTCTTGCCTTTCGATAGGGGGTGGGTGTTACGCCAGCTCGTCGGCGAAAAGCGTCGGAACCGGGGGAGGAGTTGCCAGGGGGATCGTGCGGGCCCAGGCCAGGACCTCGCGGGTGTAGAGGACCAGCGCGTGGTAGCGAACGTCGCGCGCGGCCAGCTCCTGCTCCAGGGAGTCGATACGGCTCCGGTCGCCCTCGCCCTTTGCCTCCAGTGCAGCGACGCGAGCGGTGAGGATTTGGAGCTGGGACTGGAGGGCGGCGACCAGGGCCGTCCACTCCGTTACGTCGACCTGGCGGGCCGTGTTGGCGGCGTTGGTCTGGGCCGTCAGTGCGGCGGCTTTGGTCGACTGGCGGGCGGTGAATCGACTGGCGAGGTACGCGAAAAGCGCGCCGACGGCGATACCTAGGAAGCCCAGGACGGGCTCATTCATTTATCCTCCTCGGACAGTGTCGGGGCGGTGTCCGGCTTTACCTCCGCCCAACCTGAGATGTTGAGGACTAGAGCGAGGACAAGAAACCAGATAACGCCCGAGGTCCAGGCGAGGGGGTAGTCGGTAGCGCCGACCAGGTAACAGACGAATGACCACGTATACGAAAACCAGAGGATGGTTAGCGGAACGGTCAGGGCGGCGAACCCGTACCAGTCGCGCCCGGTGCGCCGGAAGGCAGCGGCCAGGCCAATCACGGCGGGCACAATCCACATAGCCGCGCGGAGCTGGTGCGGCATGAGGGTGTGCAGGAGAATCCGGTCGGGCTCGGGGTCGACGGGGGCTACTGCAGCCCGGAGCCCGAGGAGGAGAAACGCCACGCTGAGAGTCGCCAGGGCAGCGCCTCGCCGTCCCAGGCGGCGCTTGAACCAAGCGACAAGCTTGGTCATTAGAGGATGCTCACTTTCATTTCAGCGTCCCAGACCTCGACGCCAGCGCCGGAGTTGGAATCGCTAGCGACGACAAACTGGATCGCCTGGCCCGAGGAGCTGGCAGGGACGGCAAAATCGGCCGCGACTGTGTAGCCCGTCATTTGGCCGGTTGCCTTGGCGTGCGTGTGCCAGCGGCGAGAACGGACGATAGTTGTTCCGAGCAGAATCGACAGTTGCCCAGCGGCGTTGTTTCCGTTGTTCCAAATGTTGACCGAGGCCGTCACCAGCGCGTCTCCGCCGAGGGGGAGGGTTTTGGAGATAAAGCCCAGGTTGAAGTCCGTCCCGGGGTTGATGACTCGACCGTCCGTCGCGCCGATCATGTAGTCGGTAGACCGGATGCGCCCAACGATTTCCCAGCCGGAGCCGGACCATACGCGCTGGGAGCGGTCGGCGCGAACGTAGATCGTGCGCCCAACCCAGTTGCCGGACGACGGCAGAGCGGCGACGGTCGCGCGCTCCTCGCCGACCAGGGTGTCAAACCAGGAAGAGACGGCGTTGATCTGAGTAGGCCCAGCCATGGGCGAAGAGTTGCTAAGTGCGGTGTAGCCAGTACGTCCGGCCATTGGTCCTCCAATAGAAAAAGCCCCGCGTGAGCGAGGCTTGAGGGGTGAAAGTGAAAGGGTGTTTACACGGTCCAGCGGAGGGTGATTGCGCCGGAGTTGGTCGACGGCGCGTAGCGTCGCCAGCCGTAGCCGCTGTAGAAACCGACGGCGACGGCCTGGCCGAGCTGGAGGAGGGTCGCGACGGGGAGAATGTCGCGCGCTCCTGAGCCAGGCGCGATACTCACGGCGTTAGCCAGCACGGGAGGCCCAGACAGCGGGTACGGGTCGCCGTGGGTGCCGAGCCTCGATGCCGTGGTCGGCGTCTGGTCCCAGAGCTGGTTTAGCTCGATGGTTGCGCTTTCGATTGCGGCGGTGTCCGGGACGCTGTCGCGTATCTGGGTGCCGTAGTAGTAGAACGCCGAGCGGTTAGCCGAAACCTCCGCGTAGTTGTCGACGTATGCGCCGGACTGGTAGTTGGCGGAGCCGATGGGGTAGAAGGTCTGCTCATACTGCCGAGGCTTGCTCGGCGGGTTCGGGGCCGTCACGATTGCTTTTGGACGCTCGCCGGAGACCTGGCAGACGACGACGCGGCCCGCGTGGTCCATGAGGACGCGCATTCCCGAGGACAGCGTCAGAGCGGCGTTGTACTGGTAGTTGTATTTCTCGCCGTCGTCGCCCTGGATCAGGACCGACCCACCGGAAGGCGCAGCGGTCACGGTGCCGATGTTTGCCCGGGTACGGGCTCCCAGGCACAGAGGCTTTTTCCCGACGTAGATAACGCGCACCCGGTCATTAGCCCAGGGGGCGTCGCCGACCATAGGCATGACGACGATACCGCCGCCGATGTTCACCGTTACCAGGCCGTTCTCCCAGTCGGTCGAGACACACGTGCCCTCGAACGTCTCCGAGAGGCCAGCCTTTAGCTCGGCCTCGGCGCGTGCTGAGTCAGCTCCGAAACTCACGATTCCTCCGCAACGATTAGTGCGATTTCTACGCCCTCGACACCCGAGAGCGGGACACTCATAGACGTGACCTCGCCCAGGGCAGCACGCCCAGTGCGCGGGTCGCGGACCCAGCCAAAGTCGCCCAGTTCCAGGAGGAGCGCCTCGGGTCCGGCTGTGACTGTGACGATGCGAGAGCGCCGTGTCGACACTCGGGTGAGGATCGTTTGGGCCGCTTCCTGGACCGCCTGGGGCGTGTCGAGAACCGGGCTCGAGTATTTGAGAGTGCGACCCCCGGCGTTGCCGATTGCGAGCGGGTTCGACAGGTCAGTGATACGGGCGAACGCGACCAGCTGGTTATTGTTGCTGGACGTGGCCTGGACCTGGTTGTAAAAGTCGTTGCTCATACTTTCGTCCCAGTCGATGACGCCAGGGATATCGAAGTCGACCCAGGTCTGAGTCATCCAGGCGTCTTTATCTCGGATGGTGAGGACGCCCTCGCGGGTCAGGTGTGGTGCGCCGTTCAGTAGGCCGGCCAAGGTGCGGATCGCGCCGAGGCGGGAGTCGTAGACGGTGGCAGCGGGGACGGTCGTGTCGCCGCCCTTGCGCTGGACGGGGAAGCGCGACAGACGCTGAATCTCGGCCCAAACGGAGTTGCCGATGCGAGGGCTTTCGGCCTCCAGGAAGTCGTCGGCGCGGATCGCCTCGAAACGGTCCGACAGCTTGAGTCCGACTTCCCAGGCGCGCACGTGCAGCTCGCCGTTATAGGTCTCCATGTATTCCTGAGACGGCCCGGCGTCGGTGATGCGGTAGCGGCCCAGGGGGATTTCCCAGGAGCCGACCGTCGTCTCGACCGTGCGCCAGATTGCAAGCTCCTGACCATAGGTCGCCAGCGGGTCAGTCTTGGCGCGAGGCACCAGCGAGGGGGCCTGGCCGACGGCGGTAACGCTGCCCGTTGCCTGGACCTCGGCGTCGCCGGAGAACCGGAGCGAAGCCCCCGGCGCGAGTGTCACGTCGGCTGTCGGCTTTCCGAGGTAGAACGCCTGAGCCCGGACTCCGCCTACGTGGTGCTCTCGGAGCGCCTGGAGGAGCGCGGGGTCAGCGTTCAGCATTTATGCCTCCGGGGGTGGGTTCTTTATGGCGTCAAACCACGTGGGATAGGCCGCGATAAAGTCGGCCCAGGTGGCGTATTTGTTCATGTAGCGCTGCCAGCTCACGACGGGAATCGTGAGGTCGAGGCTGGAGCGGGTGACTTGGTCACCCTCCAGGTCCCAGACGTAGACCTCGCCGCCGCCCGTGATGTCGATGCCCTTCTGGGGGACTTTCGGAATCACGACGTGCAGCGCGCGCGGAATGGGGACCGGTGGGACCGTGCGGACCAGAACCTGAGTACGGCGGAGGACAGCCCGGAGGCGGTCCGCGTCGACAGCGGAGGTCGTGTAAACGCGTAGGTTGAGCCCCTCGATCAGGCCCTGGTAACCCATGAGTGCGATTGTCTCGTTGCCGATTCGGTGGAGCTTGACCTCGCGTGTCTCGCTAACCTCGTCGGCGAAACTGGCGTCCATCGTCGTCATTACGGCGGACGCCGGGTCTAGCGGGTCCTGGAACCAGGCAGTCAGAGCGCCCGAGACTAGGTAAGTCGACGTGCTCTCTGTCCAGCCCAGGGACGCTCCCGCCGCGTTGAATTGCTCGGCGGCGTAGCTCACGGTCACGCCGAGGGGCGGCTCGTAGTCAGTGACAAACAAGCCGCCCACGGCGTAGACGTTGGTTGCATTTCGGACCGGGACTCGACCCTCGTCGGTGATCTGCCAGACCGTGACCGTCTGGACCGCCGTAGCGAGTCCAGTTATGGTCACGTCCACGCGCGGGCACGGGTTGGCGTTGTACCAGGGAGTAAGTGCGATTGGCACTAGATCAGACCTCCGAAGCCAGCGGCGCGCGTTTCGGCGGCCTGGTTGAGTACGATTCGGGCCTCGCCGTTAGCGAGCTTCCGCAGGATGCCAAACAGGCTCCCGTCCATGTAAATCGGCTGGTCGCTGGCAGTGTTAGCCGCCAGGAGCGCCGCGAGGGTTCCGGCGAGTCCGCCTGCCTCGACGCCTGGAGCCTGGAAGCTCGGAGCGTCGGGAGCGAGGTCCATCATTGCGTCGGAGACCTTGCTGGCGTCGTCCTCGATACCGAGGGCGTAACCCTGTGACGTGTTGCGACCAAAGCCGCGCATGAGGCGAGAGGGCGAGTGGATGCCGAGGAAGTTCTTGACCTTTTCGACGGAATCCTTGATGGGGGACAGGACCGCGTTACCGATCTTGCCCGCCATGCTTTTCGCGCCCTCGATAAATCCCTCCATCATTTGGCTACCGACGCGGATCAGCATTCCGGGCAGGTTGCCGAGGACGGCGAGGACCTTTCCGGGGAGACTGCCGACGAATGCGACGGCGTCCGAAATACCAGTAGCGACGCCGGAGACGATGTTTCCGAAGGCGGTTCGCACGGTGGTTACGGCGTTACCGAAGCCCGAGGTAAAGAACGCCTTGATAGCGTCGATTCCGTACATGACGCGGAGCGCGGCAGTTTCCAGCGAGGACTTGACCGCCAGCCAAATTCCCTCGCCCGCGCCCTTGACGACGCCGACAATCCAGTTCCAGCCGCCGACGAAGATGTCGCCGAGGCCCTTGAGCGCCGACTTTCCGAGGCCGAGGACCTTACCGACCAGGAGCAGGTTGACGATGTTCCAGACTGCCTCCAGCGCGCCGCTAACGATCAGCTTGAGCGCTTCCCAGGCCGCGGCCCAGTCGCCGGTAAAGAGTGCGGAGACCAAAGTGACGACGCCCTGGATCACGTTGAAAATACCCGTGAAAGCGCCGATGATGTTGTCCCACAGGCCCTTGACGATGTCGATTACGAACGGGCCGATAAAGCCCCACACCGCCTGGATGATGTCCGCGATTCCCTGGAAAATCGGACCGACCGCCGTGCCGAGTACCTGGAAGGTCTCGACCAGTTTCTGGATCAGCGGGCCGGTCGTGTCCACCATGTACTGGAAGACGGGAATGAGGGAGTTTTGGAAAATGTCGACCAGCACGGCGACGATTGGCTGGACTCCGGTGTAGATCGCCTGGCCGAAAGCGACCAGCGCGGGGATCAGCTCGCCGACGATGATTAGGCCGATGGGCCGGAGCATGTCGAAGAGTGGAGCCAGCGCCCCTCCGCCGCCAGAGGCAGCGGTGAAGAGGGAGGAGAACCCGTCGGACAGACCGGTGATCGCCCCCGCCAGGAGTGCAGCGGCGGGAGGGAGGATCGTGGTCAGGATGGGGATAAGCGGCTGGAGGCCCTGAGCCATAGCAATGTTCAGGGTGTCTTTGAATGAGGACCAAACGCCGTTGAGGGTTTGCGATTGCTTGACCATGCTCCCGCCGTAGTCCGCGTTCATCTGAGCGAGGAGGAGCGGGAGGGTGTCAGCGGCGAGGAGCTTTCCGTCCGTCGCGAGCTTCTGAATCTCCGAGGCGGGCTGGCCCAGCGCCTTAGACAGGAGCTGCCAGACCGGGATACCGGCCTCGGTGATTTGCATTAGCTCCTCGGACTGGAGCTTTCCCTTGGTCTGAATCTGGTTGTACGCGATCATTACGCGGTTGAGCCGCTCCTGGTCGAGGCCGAGAGCGCCAGCGGTGTCGCCCAGGGCGGTCATCGTCGGGATGACGTTGCCAGCGGCGGTACCAGCGCCAACCAGGGCGCGAGCGTTGTCGATCAGGCCGGGAAGCTCGAACGGCGTCTTTTTCGCGAAGTTAGAGAGGTCGGCAATCATCTTTTGGGCCGCGCCGCTGGAGCCCAGGAGAGTCTCAAACGAGATAGTCGCCTGCTCCAGGAAGCCCGAGGTTTTGAGGCCCGAGAGAATGCCCTTACCGAGGGCGACGCCGACGCCGATTCCTGCCAGCGGACCAATCATCTTGGTCATAAGCGGCAGGAAGCCTCCGGCGAAAGCGCCGCCAGAACGGCGACCACTCTCGCCGGAGGCGGCGGCAAGCTGGGGGTTGATTTCCGAGCCGAGCGCGGTCGCGAAACCTCGCGCGGAGGGGAGAATCGTTAGGGTTGCGTACCCCACGTTTGCCATTGCGGCTCCTAGTCAGGTTGGACCGGCTCCGGCTTACCGAGGCGCTCCCGCTGCTCTTTGAGGCGGCGCAGCAAGTCAGCGTGTGCGGACTTCTGGGCCGGATTCTTTGGCTTGGGGCGGCTCGGGTGAGGCTGGCCGGTGAAGGCGTGGAAGAGGTCGGCCAGGAGGAGCGCGTGCAGGTCCCAGCCGGTCGGGAGTCCGGAGCGCCATTGGTGCACGGCGGACTCGGGAGGCAGGTTGTGCAGGTAGACGGAGAGCCGTCGTAACGAGAGGTTGCCGCGCCACAGGTCGCCGAGGTCGGCACCGTAGAAGCGCTTGAGGTCAGCTTCTACAGCGCCGGGAATCTCGCGCAGTAGCACGACAACCGTCGTTAGTTTCCCTGGATGCCCGAGGCGGTCTGGATTGCCTCAATGAGGGCGTTTACACGGTTCAGTTTCGGCTTGGTCGCCTTGAACTTTTCGTGCTGGTCCTCGCCCAGGATGCCCTTGAGGAATGCGACGACGCGTCCAGCTTCCAGGTCCTCGGCGAGGGTGTAGTCCCACTCGCTGGAGGGCTCGATCAGGTAGTCGACGCCGTCAAAAGTGAAGGGGATCTTGTCGCCGAGAACTTCTGCGGCGGTGGGGTTCTTTGTAGCCATGTGTTTTTGTGCTCCTTAGCGCGGGTTGGGAGGGGTGCGCGGGTATGAGAAAAAGAGGAGCCAGCCCCGCGCGGACTGGCTCCCCTGGATGGTGGTTAGACCGTCGCCGTCGGGTCGGTTTCGACGGTGCGGTAGAGCGTTCCGTCCGACTCGGGGAAGATCACGACGGTTACGGCGTAGACGGTGGGGTCCGTCTCGCTTTCCTTGATTTCGGACACTTCCTGGACGGTCGCCGACTTGATGCTCCGGCGCTTGACGCGGGAGCCGTCGCGCAGCTCGAACCCGACGGAAAAGTTGAGGTTCTGCGGGACCTTGACGACGGAGGTACGGACGCCGGAGGCGGTCGTGCGGGTGGAGCCGGGGTTGATGAGGCCGAACGTTACGGCGTTGTCCTCCAGCATCGTGAACGTGAATGTCCGCTTGTGCTTTGAGGTCGTGCGGCGGAAGAGAATGCCGCCCCAGGCGTAACTTTCGTTGGTGTCACCCTCGCGGGCCTCGGTAAAGCCCTCCTCGCCGTCCAGAAGGCCGACGGCGGAGAAGCCAGCGGGCCAGTTGCCGGTAAGAGTTGTGGGTCCAGCGAGGCCGTCCGCGCCGATATATACGTCGGCACCGCCCCACTGCTGAGTCTGCTTGGAGTCGCCAGCCATAGCGAAACCTGCCTTTCGTTAGAGGTTTTTAGGGCGCAGTCGCGCCGTGAGGGTGAAATAGGACATGGGCTCTTGCGTGTCCGGGTCGCCCGTCGGGATTGGGCCGACCAGCGGGGAAAAGCCCCTGATGTCGTCGGAGGACGACGCCAGGAGGAGGGCCTCGCAGAGGAGCGCGAGGCGTTGGCCCAGGCCCTCGTCGGTGTGCCAGACGATGACGCGGAGGGTCGCTCGACCGTTCAGGCGCGAGTCGCGGTAAGTGCCGTCGACCACAACCTGGATATAGGGGAGCGCGGGCTTATCGTCATTGTCGTCAGGGCCTCGGGTGGAGACGGTGACGTTACGGACGACGGGCTCGGTCCGACCGGCGAGGAGACGCCGGAGGAGGTCACGCCCGGCGAGCTGGGCGTCGGGGAAGAGGATCGCGGTATCCACTAGCGGTAGCTCCTGACCTGGAGGCCGACGGAGCTGGCAGCGCGCGAGAGGATGCCCTCTTTACCCTCCAGTTGCATTCCGGCCCAGTGCGCGAGCGACACGTCGACAGCGGTACGGGGTGAGAGCCGACCGCCCGAGGCGATACGCGTTCGGGTGCGGACGGGGATTACCTCGTCGTGGAACGTGTGCCCGCTAGCGCGAGCGGCGACCGCGCGGCCCAGGGACTGGACCTCGGCGGCAACCTCGCCGGAAGCGAGAACCTCGGCGATACCGGGGGAGTCCAGGCGGAGGTTGTTCTTAGCCATTTCGACTCCCGTCTCCGGTCTTTCGAGTGAGCTTGGCGACCGTGTAAACGCCCATTGCCATGCCCTCGCGGTCGATGGGGTCGCCGTCGACTCGCCAGACCTCGCCGCGTATCTCGACGCGGTCCTGCTGGGTAATGCGGCAGCGCCCGGGGACGAATAGCTGGCGGGTGTTGGACACCAGACGGCGGTTGCCGTTGGCGTCCTCCTCGCTGGTCACGTCCTCCCAGGTCGCCCCGGGAAGCTCGTCCTTATCGGCGTCGTCCCAGGACAGGACGGGGTCGCCGTAGCTGTCTGAGACGGTGCGGGGAGTCAGTTTGTAAACCGGGTCCCGGCGTCGGGTGGGCTTTAGGAGCATGTGATGTCCTCCAGCGCCAGAAACGGGATTGGGTCGCCGCCAGGGTTGTCGCTCTCGACGTAGATCGTGCCGTCGATTTCCATGGGGCCTCCTAGTAGGCGCTCGGGGTGCGGATCGTCCCGGTGAAGCCGCCCAGGCGACCAGTAGCGGCACGCTTGATCTGTGCGACCTCGCGGGGCGTGAGATACACACCCGAGGTCTCCATGCCGCCGATAGCGTGCTCGCCCAGCGACTCGGTTTCGAGGCCCTGGGGGTTTTCGTACTCTCGGCGTGCGGCCTTGAGAATGACCAGCCGGACGATAGCCGGAGCGTCGGCCAGCCAGAGGTTGGCGGTGTTGCGCGGGACCTCGGCGAGGGCCGTAGTCGTCGCGTCAGTGAGAGCGTCCTCGGCGCGGGCTTTGTCCTCGCCGATCAGGTCGCCGACGGGGAGGCCGAGACGGCGCTCCAGCTCGGAGACATTTGGGGGCAGCTGAGTATCGGGCATGTGTGCCTCCTGGGCGGGGAGGGAGTCGCGCCTAATGTTTCACGTGAAACACTAGACGCGACTCCGTTCGACTATTCGCCGATGTTGGCCGGAGCCGGGGCGGTCTGGGTGGTGTCCAGGTGGAGCACACCACCGTTCGCCAGCTCGGTCGTTTCGACGGTGCGGTCGTCGTAGTTGCGCTCGACCTTGAACGTCGGCAGGATGCCGACACCCGAGAAGGTGCTCACGATGGAGCGGTCCTGGGTGTGGTTGGCGTCGTAGTCGCGCAGGTAGCGGAGGTTGAAACCAGCCTCCGCAATGGTCGCGCCGAAGCTCGCACCCTGGGGCACCACGGGGGCGCGGGTGATAAGCGTGATCGCGTCGCGGTGGAACGCCACAATCTCGTTTTCGGGCAGGGCGGGGAACTCCACAACGGTGAAGTCGCGGACCTTTCCGACACTCGCGTCGCGGAGCGCGGCGGTGGAGCCGGACTGGCTCACGTCGGTCAGTGCGCCCGCGTCCAGGAGCTGGGCGTAGACGTTGGTTCCGACCAGCATCTGGAGACCGGCGACGGCGACGCCGTTGTCGATCAGCTGCTTGCGAATCGCCGTGAAGTACGGAATCGGGTTCGCGGGGTCGAAGTGCACGCCAGCGCCCGAGCCGATACCCGTAACGGGCACGCCCAGGACCTTGCGGGTGAGCTTGTACTCCAGGGAGTCGACAACCGCCTTGGCCTGGGGGTCCAGGACCTGGACGCCGAAGTCCTTGAGGTTGAGCGTGAGGTCCGCCTCCGAGAGGCCAACCGCCGAGTAGGTGTGTACCCGGTCGAGGTTGAACGTCTTGCGGGTCTCGACAATGTTGTCGAGCACGATGGTGCTCGTCACGTCGTCAATATCGCGGTCACGCGCGATAAGGGTTGTCGGCATCTTGATAGATACCGGAGCGCCGCCCATGCCGCCTCCGAGGAGGTCGTTCTGGAAGTTGCGCGACACAAGCGCGGAGAACACGCCGCGCTGTGCAATGAGGTTAGCGAGGACCTCTACGGCGTTAGCCGGGGTGTAGAAGTCGTTGGGGTTCTGTGGCATTACAGCCTTTCGGGAGAGGGTCCCAGGAAGGGACGGTTAGTGGGGGGCGGAGATAATTTCCGAGGCGATGGATTTCGCGTCGAACGCGACGGTCTGCTCGCCGCCGTGTCCGGGCGTGAGGTTCTCGCCGGGACGGCGCTGGAGGTCGGCGGGGTTAGGGGTTTCGTCACCCTTTTTGTCGTCGCCCTTTTTGTCGTCAGGCTTGGGGTCGCCCTTGGGCTTTCCGGCCTTGGCGAGACGCTCCGCCTTGGCGGTAATCTCGTCCTCGGTTTCGCCAGTCAGGAAGTCCAGGAACTCCTCTGCCTCGGGGTGTTTGCGGAGCGCTCGCTCGACAAACAGGGACTTTTCGGCGGCGGCCAACTTGTCCTCCAGCTTTTCGTCCGCTTTCGCCTGGATTGCGGTTTGAAGCTCGGCGACCTGACCAACCAGCGTCGCCTTTTCGGCAATCAGGTCGGTCTTGTCTTTGCGGACGTTCTGGAGCAAGGTCCAGGCTTTTTCGGCGTCGAAGTCGTTACCCCACGGTGGGGTCTGGGCGTCTGGCATTTGTTTGTGTCCTCCTGGGACGGTCAGCCCTGGACCTGCCAGGGCGAGTGGGTTGGTGCGTGTAAACGCGGTAGTGCGTGGGGTTTCTTACGCGGGAGGGCTAGCTCGCGCGGAGAATGTAGCTCGTGAGAATGTCGCGCTCTGCGGCGTTGAACGTGTCGAAGTCCGGGTAGGTCTTGAACATGCGCTGAAAGAGGACGATGTGCGACGGGTGGGTGAGCTGGACCTTGCCTCGGCTTGTAATGAGGTAGACCTCGCCGGACGTGATGCGCATGAGGAACATTTCAGGTACTTCCTTTCGGATAGTCGGTGCAGGGGCTTTGGCCGGAACGGGAGCGGGCTTGCTCGGGGTGCTCGCGGGGGCGAGGACAGCAACGTCGGCGAGAATGTCGCGGATGCCGGGGGCAGGGTCGCGGGTCGCTCCGGCGAATACCGAGCCGGACAGTGCGCCGTTGGTGATGTGAAGGTGAGGGCCGAGCCACGCGGTGCCGTGGTAGTCGCCGACGCCAGCCGTCAGGGCGATAATCTCGCCCTGGGCGACGTGGTCTCCGGTTTCGACCTTGAGGCCGTACAGGTGGGCGTAGCCGTCATAGTTGCCGGGGCCGACCTCGATAACGACGACGGGGCCGAGGACGGAGGAGCGCCCGGTGTAGACAACCTTTCCGCCGCGCAGTGCCGGGACGGCCTCGCGTGCGGCGGTTTTGATGTCGTGGCCTCGGTGTCCGGCTGCTCCGTAGAGCGGGCCTTTGATGCCGTGGCGGTTCCCCCAGCGCTTTTCCGCGTAGAAGGCCAGGACGTTACCTGGAGTAGCCATTAGGTGCCTTTCGTGATGCTGGAGAGGGTCGCGCCGTCGGCGCTGATTGACTTGGTATAGGCAGAGCGCCAGCCGTCCGCGCCTGTCTCTTTCCAGAGGGCAGCGAGGGCTTTCGCGTCTTTGTCCCAGCCGCGCGTCGGGTCCTTTTTCCAGACCGATCGCACGGAGCAACCGCAACCGTCGTGGGCGATAAATCGGACGGTGTCCTCGGAGTAGACCGGGCCGCGACTGACCAACATGGCGCAGAAGTAACAGGGCTTGCCGTCGCTCACGCGAGCCCAGCCGGCCGATTCTGTATCGCGCCGGGTGAGGTCGATTAGCTCGGCTCTGGGGGCGTCCAGGATCAGTCGCTTGGCGGCGCTGAGAGTGGCGACCTGGGCGAACACCTTGGCCTCTGTCGGGGTCTGCCCGGCGACTATGCGGTCGTAGAGGTTGGCGGGGCCGGTAGCGCGAAGGCTTGCCGCCCAGCGCTCGGCCTCGAACTCGGGTTTGCCGAAAGCGGGGAGCTTGCCGCCGACGCCTCCGAGGAGTCGCGCCGCCTGGTAATACCGGTCGGCGGTGATCGTGCCTTTAGCTCGACCAGCCTCGATAATCCGCAGCGCGAACTTGAGATACTCGCCGAAGTTGGAATAGGGGCGGCTCGGGTCGATCATCCTGTCGAATGCGACGCCGAGCGCCCGCTGGACAACTGCCACGTCCTTTACCTGCTGGCGCATGTGCGCCTGAGCGAGGGCCACGTCTGAGTCAGCCATGGTCCCTCCCTCGGGTTACGCGGTAATTGCCTTGGTGTCCGGCGAGGGGGTCTCCTCGGGGGGCGGTGTTGTCTGGCGGGTGATCTGTGCGACCAGCTCGCCCATAACGTCGCCGGACTCGCGAAGGGACTTCCAGTAGGTAACGTCCTGGTCGGTGATGCCCGGGATTTTCTCCCAGAGGGCCTCGACCGGAACCTGGAGCGTCTGAGCCATAACGCCGAGAGCGTCGACCGTCTGAGCCAGCGAACGGGCCTCGGTGTCGCGCCAACGGACCTGGGCGGACGTGTCAGTCGCCCCGGCGCGGTTGCCCGCTGCCAGGGATGCCAGGCGGAAGGTGGACTCCCAGGACTCGCCAAAGATGGTTTCGTATTCGCCGATCTTGCGCTGTGTCGCTGCCTCCATCTGAGCCAGGGCGTCAGCGGAGAGGTTGACCAGGTCGCCGGTCAGAATGTTCGGCGAGATTTGAGCGATAGCCGCCATGGTGCGGACGGCGGAGTCGTAGGCGTTGTGGTGGCCGGATAGCTCCGTCTGGCTAAAGTCGCCGAAACGGGCCTCTGGGTTGTCGGAGACCCAGAGACGGTCAATCGCCGCCTGGAAAGGCTCGATGGGGTTGCCGTCGTCGTCCTCGGGGATGACCAGACCGGACGCCCAGCGCTGGCGGAACGCCGCGTACTGGATCGCGATAAGCGTCGAAAAGACGATTTCGTTGATGCGGTTCTGGAGAGGGACAATCGGGCGAATGATGCCGAGGCTCTCGTCGTCCAGTCGCTCGCGGAAGCGGACAAAGGGCGTAACGCCCAGTCCGTGCTCCTCGGACTTTGACAGCCTCCAGAGCCCCTCGTTTTTCGGCTTGGCGTAGGTGTTGACCGTCTGGTTATCCAGGACCTGGATAAGCCGGGTGCCGTCGAATGACGTTCCCTTGCGGAGGAGCGCCAGCTCGGGGTAGTCGTCGTCCGGGTCGGCGTACCAGGCCATGGAGCGCAGCGGGGACAGCGGGCGGATCAGCGGGACGCGCTTAGATTTGAGCGTGCCGGGCAGTACCAGGTTGTAGGACGCGCCATACTCCAGAGCGCCGCGAATGGCGACTGTCTGGCGGGCGTCCAGGCCGTTGTCCTGCCAATAGCTCCATGCCTCGGCGTTGTCGGTGGACTTTGCCGGACGGTAGCCGTCGACAAACAGACCACGCGAGTACGTGTCCGACAGGAGCGGCGTCCAGTTGGTGATCGCGACCTCTGCCAGGCGCTTGTATTCGGCCTTGGCCTTGGTCGGCATGTAGGGCTGGTCGTGCTGGCCCTTGAGGTAACGCCGGGGGAGCCCCAGGCGACCTTGCGCCTGGAGGTCCAGCTCCAGCGAGTCGTCTAGCCGACCGGCGAGCTTAGGGTCTATCGTCATGCAACCCTCCTCGGGTCGGGAATTAGAAACCGACCAAGCGACCAGGCGCTCGGCGGTTTTTCTTGAGGACGTTCTCGGCGAGGGCGCGGGAGCGGGCCATGCGGGCGAGTACCAGCGCGGCCAGTACGTCGACCTTTTTCGGCGACTCTCGGGATTCCTTACCGAAGCTCACGCCCCAGCGGTTGGGACGGCGTCGGGCGTTCAGCACGTGGCGAGTAAGGATCTCGTCGGCGGCTAGGTCGAGTCGGGGACCGGCGTGTAAACGGTGCGGGCCGTATGGCATTTCGCCCTCGATCAGAGCGCGGTGGAGTGCCTCGACGGCGCGCGTTGTCTCCATCTGGTGACCTCGCATGTCGTAGCCCACGGCGTGCCGTGTGGTGGCCTTAACGAGTAGCTGCTCGTTGTACGTGTCTCGCCAGGAGTCCACGTCCGTTTCCCAGTAGGCAACGTCGGAGAAAAAGGCGATAACGTCCAGGTGTCCGAACGCCCAGGCGACCGCCTCGCGGACCTGCTCTTTCGGGACAGACCAGTTAGCGCCGGAGGGGCCCTCGGGCTTTTCCCAGACGCCGATGACGAACGCGGCACCGTCGGACATTCGACAGGCCACTAGGGCGGTCGAGTCGTCGGTCAGCGAGCCGTCGAATCCCAGGGTGACAATCTCGCCCCGGTTTCGCTTGTCGCCAGGCTCGCCCAGCTTGAGGCCGACCAGGTCCTCGTCCCAGCCCTTGGACCACTCGGCGGGAGTAACCCAGGAGTCAGCGGCGGCTACGATCTGGTTGAGGTAGAAGCGACGCGCCTCCTCGGGGGGAGTGTCGGGGTCGTAGACCTCGGCAAGGATGCGCTCCAGGTCAACCCAGAAGCTGTCGCCGTAAGCGCATTTGAGGCCCTCCATGACCGCGACCTCGTCGGAGAGGTCGATGTCGGGCGGTGCCTCGCGGGAGTCGTACAGGATGCCGGTTGCGCGGGAGCGTCCCTCCAGAATGGAGCGGTACGCCAGGTAGGACTTTTCGGCGGTGCTGTCCTGGCCGGGCTCGTGCGCGTTGGTCGTCTCGATTGAGCGACCGTCACCGCCTCGGGCCTTTGCCAGGTTGCGCCGGACAACGCGGGAGAGCTTGTGACCGCCGTTTGTGGCGGTCCAGTGGTGCGTCTCGTCCATAATCGCGAACGTCGGGCGTGCACCCTCCTGGGTCGCGGCGCTGGCCGTGACTGGGACGATTTTGCCTCCGCCCGGAGTCAGAATCCGGGTCATACCCACGTCTAGGCCGAAGTCGTCAACCAGGGCGGAGTCCTCGGCCATGGCGCGGATCGCGTCCATGGTGTTTTTCGTCTGAGTCTCAGACACACCCGCAATAACGATCCAGGGGAGCGGGTGGGGGATCGCCTTAGGCGTCCCGTCAGCTCGCCAGCCGCCGAAGCGGACAGGGCCGCACAGCTCGGCAAGCGCGAGGGCTCCCAGGAACGGCGACTTGCCCCAGCCCTTTGCACGGCGGAGCACTGCTCGCCGGTAAAGGAACTTGCCGTGCGCGTCGATTGCGTAGAACCAGAGCACAAAGTTGAGCTGCTCGCGCGTGAAGCGGAAGGGCTCGCCAGCGTCGTCGCCGTCAGGCTGGAGGAGGTAGCTCTCGGCGAAGTGGATAACGTCCCAGCCGAGGGTCTTTATGGAGTCGTCCAGGGGGAAGTCGGGAACCGATGTAACGGCTTTCCACTTCTTTGCCATGTGGCCTCCTGGGGGTTAGACGCCGCCTCGCATTCGGGCGCGTGCGTCGTCGGCGCTGGAGACAATCGCCAGTGAGGGCGTCTCGTCGTCCTGCTCGCGCGGCGTGATGCGGATTTTTGCCCGCTGCCGGTCGGCGTAGAGCGCTCCGAGGCGCTCCTCGTTGAGACGAATCTCGGCGAGAGCCGCCGTGGTGGGGAAAACGAAATACTGGTTGACCAGGGACGCCAGGAGAATCAGGCGGAGCCAGTCGGTGGTCTCGAAAAGCTGGGCCTGGGGGGACGTGCGCCAGGTGTTATACCAGCGGTGGGTCTGAGGGAGGTAGTCACCCTCCAGGTCAGGTCCTCGGACCTCGTCGTCCTGGGAGACCGTGGCGGTGTCTGCCTGGTGGCGCTTTGTGTTGCGCTCGCGCTGGTGCTGGTCCTTTGCAAGGGGTCCGTTTCCGGCCATGGTGTCCTCCTGTCGAGGGGCTAGGCGCGCGGCCAGCCCTCGCGGAATGCAAGGTCGGCCAGGTCGCCGGGTGAGACGTTCTGGGGGAGTCGCCCGTCCTCGAAAAGGTGATAGCCCGCGTCCTGGAGGGCTAGGTCAATGAGTTGCGAGCAAAAGAGACGGTCCGCGCGAGCTAGACGCTTGCGGAGCCATTCGGCGCGGACGCCGAGCTGGGCGAGGCCGAGGAGGCCAACGTCCAGGAAGTTGTAGCGAGTGCCGATCAGGGCGTGGCCCTTGGCACGGACAACCAGGCGCTGGTCGCTGGTCAGCGGAGGGGAGACGACGATGTCCTCGGGCTGGACGTAGCAATAACGTGCGCCGGATGGGACGGCCTCGACGGCGAGCCCGCGGTCGTTGAGAATCAGGACGGCATGGTCGTAGCGAGAGCGTGTAAACACCCTGATAAGTGCGCCCCAAATGGCGGTCGTTTTGACCATTGCGATGTCGCCAGCTTGCATGGGTCGGACCTCCTCGGGACGCTGAAAAACCGCAGAACTAAAGGCCCTCCGTAGCTATATAGGGGGCCTGGCTTACGAAGGATCGTCGTTTACACGGCCTCGGCGCCAAAGCTGAGCATTTCTACTGAAAAGCCCAGACTCTGGCGCACACGGAGGTGCTATGCCCCTTCGAGGACGGTGGAGACGGGGGGAGGGGGGTCCTGGGTCAACCGCACTCAGATATTTCCCGGATGACTCTCAGGTTCACGGACTCTGAGGTTTCGAGGCTTTCGCGCTGCTGCTCCTTCTGCCGAACTCTTGCGTGCGTGATGCCAACGACACAACGCTTGCAAGTTCTCCATGCTGTGATCGTTGCCGCGCTCGATGTGATCGCATTGGTTGGCTGGAGCCAAACACTTCTGTCCTGTGCTGTCTCGTGCCTGACATTTGTAACCGTCTCGGCGCAGCACACGCACACGCAACACAGACCAGTTAGCGGGTAGCTCCTCCCGCCTGCTGCTGGTATCCCACCCCATAGTTAGCCCACCCCATATGGGTAGGCCCTGCTGTGTACCAGGGGGGTATAAAAGCCAGGGGCTAATAGAGGGGGGTACATAATCCAGGGGCTTATGTTCTGGGCCATGGGAATAGGTACCCCCTCTCTCGGGCTAGATAACGCGGAAGATACCGCAGTCAATGACGGGTGTTTCTGGGTTGGCAGTGATGCGCGCCCATACGCGGTACGCGCCAGGGCCTTTGCCCTGGACCATAAAGCCGAGCTTCCCGGAAAGGGTCACGGCAGGAATCCAGGTATCCGGACGGCGTCCCTCCAGCACAATGCTGAATTCGACGCCGTCCAGAACGGGAGCCCCGTTAGCGGCCAGGGAGACGGGCTGGAATTCGACCGTCTCCCGCTGGAAGGTGTTTATCATTTGATCTTTCCTGTCCAGGTCCGGCCAGCGAGGACGCCGCTACGGACCGTGGGGTTAGTGCGTCCGGTGTAGGAGCGCGGGTCGAGTTGTGCGGTCACTTCCAGGTCGTAGACCGGAACGCCCGCCATGATGGTCAGCGTTCCCGCGCCTGAGCGGTAGACCTGGGTCGAGGGCTTGCTCGCCAGGATCAGCGAGCCGAGCCCGTACAGGTCCAGCTCCTGGAGCGTGTCCAGCTCGGCGACCTCCAGGGAGAGCGTTCCAGCGCCTGAGCGTGACAGCCTCTCGACCGGAACCCACTTGGCCCCCATGGCGAGAGTTGCAGCGCCGGAGAGCGCGAGCGAGGGACGCCAGCCAGGCCGTGAGGTCAGGTCAAGCGTTCCGCCTCCGCCCAGGGAGACAGCTCCTGGAGCGTTGAGCGCGCCGGTAATAACCAGCGTGCCCGAGGACGACAGGATCGCCTTGCCCGTGGGCGACGGCTTGCCCCCGATAGAGAGCTGGCCGGAGCCGTAGAGGCTGGTCTGTGCGGTCGTGTAAACGCTGCCCGACAACGACAAGATGCCGCCTCCGGCGAGGGAGACGGATTGGGTCGTTGCGACGCTGGTCGCTGTACCCAAAGTGCCGGAGGCACTGAGAGCCAGAGACGCGGACGCCTTGGAGTTGGCAATCGCAGAGAACCCGAGCGAGGCCGTACCCGAGAGCGAAACCGTCGCCGCTGTGGCGGGGTCTGCTCCGGCGACTGCCAGGGTTCCCGTGCCGGCCGATTGGACTGAGCCAACCGTGCTGGGAGAACCAGCCACGGACAGCCCGCCTACCGCCGACAGGGCGACGTTTGCGGCCTGGTTGGGCCTACTAGTCATCCCCAGCGTCCCGAGCCCGGAGAGAGCCACTGAGCGACTCGCGTTAGGCTTCCCAACGAGACTCAGTGAACCGGAACCGGTCGCCGCGAGTCCCTGGACGGGCTTAGCGCTCGCCGTAGCGGAGAGCGTGCCCTCGGCGGACAGCGGCAGCGCAGCGGCGCGGAACGTGCCTGTCTCGATGAAATACTGAGAATCAAACGAGTTTAGGTCGACGTTCATGCCGTCTAGCGGCTGCTCGAATTTCTGCTGAATACCAAAGCGCATATTGCCCGGGACGTTCCAGCCGCCATAGGCGACCGGCGTCGGCGAGTTGATGTCCGCTTTGTAGGTCAGGTCCAGCTCTGCTCGCGTGTCCGTGTCCCAGAGGAGCAAGTCGCTAAAGTCGTTGGCCGTAGCGCCTTGGATGCTGGGCCACATGCCCCACCCGGAGTAGATGATGGGGCGGACGCCGAGAGCCTTGACGCCGTCGACCATGGCACGCGTGACGGGGATACCTGGGTCGGTCTCTACGTCCAGTGCAAAGAACTGGAGACGGTCCCTCCACTTACCAGCGGCGCTAATGGCGCTCGCGTAGTAGTTGGGGTTTCGTGCGTAGAGGCCAATCTTGAGTCCCGCGTCCAGAGCCCAGCCGAGCTTTTGCTCGACGGACGGGTCCGGAGTGGAGACGCCCCACATGGTGCCCGCTGTGACGTACAGCCGGAACCCCTCGGCGTAGCGCCGGACAAAGTAGTCCGCGCCGGAGGGGACCTGGTCAGAGTCAAACGCCTTGATGACGGTTGAGCCAGTCACAGCCAGCGAGGCGGAACCGGACAGGTTCACCTTGGCCGCGATAAACGACGAAACGCCCATCGTGAGCGAGCCCGCGCCCGAGAGGGCTACAGAGCGACCCAGGTTGGGCGAACCGATGCGCGAGAGCGTTCCCGAGCCCGAGAGCGACGCAGTAGACGACGCGGACAGCGCCAGGTCGTCAACGGTCAACTGACCCGAGCCCGACAGCGGAACGCTTGCCGCGCTCGTCTGTGAGGCCGAGCCGGAGAGCCCGAGCTGTCCAGCGCCCGTCAGCGCCAGGGTAGGCGCAACACTCATTCCAGTAGCCGTAACGGCCAAACTTCCCGCGCCGGACAGGGTCACGGTGCGGGTGGGTTTCGGCGTCGCCTGGAGAGCCAGGGTGGCCGAGCTGGAGAGGTTGAGGACGCTCTGGGCGTTGGGTTGGGGCGACAGACTGAGCGTCGCCTCCGCTGTGCCAGGCAGTGCCGCCGCGTAGTCGTTGGTTGACGGAATATAGACCGGGTCGACCAGGTAGGAGTAACCGCCCTGGTTGTTCGGCATGGTCTGAGCGCCGTACATATATTGCGAGTACGAAACCGGCGCGTGCAGCGGGGGAGTGTCTACCTTGACCAGCGGCGAGTAGTCCGTCGTGACCGTGTAGTTAGTCGCGGTCGAGAGGATCGCCGCCGTGTACTGGTAGAACGTCGTAACCGGGACGGCTGGGACGAACGGGACAGTAACCCAACCGATTGGGTCGCTGGCCTGCTGGACGCGCGAGGCAGTCGCCAGGGCCGTTCCGCTCGGCAGGTACAGGGACGCTTTGATGGTCGCGCCGTCTCCGAGGGTGTCTCGCTTGTAGTAGCGGATACCCGAGATAGCGCCTCCGGTGTCCACCGTGAAGCGAGTACCGACGTTGACCGGGCCGTCCGTGGAACTCCAGGTGTTCGCGGCGTTCGCGTTGGGGAAGAGGTAGGTCGGTGTTACCGCCCCTCCGCCCTTGACGCCAGACACTGACAGCGAGCCAGTCGCCGACAGCCCCAGGGTGGCCGAGTAGGCCGGAGCGGCTGGGACGGATGCGCCGCCAATGGTGCCGACAGGGTCAGGAGTGACGCCAGGGTGTGAGACCTGGAGGTCGCGCAGCTCCAGAGAGACATACTCGCTTGCGGCGTCGTAGGTCGTGTTGCTCTGGGCGTAGCAACCAGCCTTGAAGTAGTAGGCGCTGCCCGCTGGGAGCTGCCCCGCTGTCGTCGTGACGATTGGCGTCGTCATGTCGTTGACGTACACCTTGCCGATACCGTCGACAAGCTGGATCATCCACTCGAACTCAGTACCAGGGACGTAGTTCTCCATAAGCCGCGGGCTCTGGGTCGTACCGTTTACACGCACAACCAGTTTCGGCACGCCGGAGATAAGGCTGGTACGGATGACAATGGCGTCGCTGTCGCCGTCGAAGAGCTGGACGACAACTACCTCGGGCTTGACGCTCGGCAGGTGCGTAATCCGGGTCTTACCGCGAATGGAGTGGGTGCCAGACAGGTAGTTACCCGCCGCGTTGGTCCCGTTGGCATTGACCTCTCGCAGCTCGGCGCGCGGGAAGCTGGAGCCCGAAGTCGTCGGGGAGTCCACGTCCACGCGGAACGCGACCCGCTTGCCGTCGGTGGTGCGGGCGAAGTAGGGCGACTCCTCAAAGCCAGCGATAAGGTCCGCCTGAGGGACCGTCGAATAGGCAGAGGCACCCTTACGGGCGTACTGGAGAGCGAAGTGGTTTTGTCCGGCTCCGGTGCCGATGTTGAGGAGCGACGCGGGAGAGCCAGCCTGGCCCTCGTTGGCGATAGCCGAGTAGTCGCCGCCCTCGACGGCGGAGATACGGGAACTGGCGTCACCCTTGAAACGGAAACCGGGATACTTCCAGGCAGTCGCGTCGGCGTTGGCCGTGACGCTCCCCTGGACTACCAGCGTGCCGTTGACGTAGCCATAGGCGATACCGTCGTGGACAACCAGGCGCATGACATCGTTAGCCGCCAGGGTGCGCGTGACGCCGGTACCGATGCCGGTAAGGGCGGTGGTGCCCGTCGGCTTGTACATGAGCTGGAAGCGGGTAGTCGCGGCAGCGTAGCGGAACGCAATGTAGGCCGACGTGGAGTCCGTCGTGGTGGACGCGTCGGTGAAGAGGACCGGGCCGACCTCGCCAGCGGTGCCAGCGGTGAGGACGGTTGCCTGGGCGTATGCCTCGCCGCCAGTCGCGGCAGCGCTGTCGCTACGGCGTGCCTGGGCGGTGCTCGTGTTCGTCGGGGCAACGTCGCCGCCGATGACCTGGAGAGCTGCTCCGGCGAGTGTCCAGCCAGAGCCAATAGAAGTAGTGGAATCCGCGTCGGAGGACCAGTCTTTTAGAAACCGCATAACTGACTGGTCCTCCTCGGGATAGATGGTGCTAGTTGTTAGTTGTGAACCTGGCTCGTCGTGACGACGGTTTTCCAAGGTCCAGCGGGTACGTCGACAGCATCCACAAAGCGCCACGACACCTTGTCGGAGTTGCCGTCCAGCTCGGCGAAGCCAAGGGCTCCGTTCACTGCGGGGGATACGTCGATACCGGCTCCCTCTGCGGAAGTCGGGCCGAACTTTTTGTTTGCCGGGCGGGCGTCGTTGCTACCGAAGACGTAGTTTTTGTCGTGGTACAGCGAGCCGCTCGACGGTCCAGCGTCCTCGTTTTGGGCGTAGACCGTAGCGCCGTTGGGTCCGGTGATCTTGACCCAGCGGTTTTTCATGTAGGAGTAGTCCTCGTTGGTGCAGTTGTTCACGCCGGTACGGGCGTTGTCAGCTGCTGCCCATGGGATGACCGTGCAACGCTGGCTGAATCCAGTCGAGTCGTTGAGGTCGTCGTAGGGGAGGTCGACGTAAAACGGGTTCTCGAGCGGTGTCGGCTGCTGGGTGGGGAAGTACCCGTTAGCCGCCGTGCGAGCCTCGGTCCGACACTTGAATGTCGAGGCCGTGGTGCCAGTCGATACACCGTCGCAACCGCCGAAGATCGCACCTCCACAGCCGGGGTCGTTGCTCGGGGTGGTGCCGAGGTTACGTCCGGTGTGGTGATAGGCCCAGTCGCTGTCGTAGGTGGAGCACAGCTGGGACCCGTCGGACAGGTTCGCGTTGAACAGCTCGCCGACCCAGAACGTCGTAGCGACGATATTGGTGTGCAGCGGGTAGACCGTGCCGGTAGCCGGGGGAGTTGTCGGCTGGGTAGTCGGCGGGGTCGTGGGCTGAGTCGTCGGAGGCGTTGTCGGCTGAGTCGTGGGCGGTGTCGTCGGCTGAGTAGTCGGCGGTGTCGTCGGCTGGGTAGTCGGCGGCGTGGTCGGCTCGGTAGTCGGCGGGGTGCTCGTGCCGTTGGCGACAACCGTAACCGCGTCGATCAGGAACGCGTCAAGCGAGGTCACGTTAGAGGACTGACTCGCGAACACAGCCAGCGCGTTACCTGTCGCCGGTGTGACCGTGATTGACCGGGACGCCCAGGCGTTGGTCGACGCCGCAGTGTTCGTTACCTCGCGGACGACACCCTGGGGGCCAATCTCTCGGACGCCGAGCGTGACCCAGTCGCCAGTCGTGACGCTTGAGAACGCCTTGACCATGGCCGAAACGGTGTAGCTCTGGTTCGCTGGTGCGGACTGGACGGCGGCGCTGGTGTCACCTACTCCGTAATAGGAGTTTGTGCCCGCCTGGACCTTGGCGACGTAGCTACCGTCCGGGGCGGCAGAGTCGGATACCCGCGTGAGGTAAGCCTGGTCGCCGTACCAACCGCTGGTGTTGGTCTCGAAGGATGGATTAGCTACCAGGTTGCCGGTTGGGATCGTTGCGGAGGCCGAGGCCCCCACGCTGAGCCCAACCGCAACGACGGCAGCGGCGGCAATAGCCGCAATGGATTTACGCAATAGGGGGGCCTCCTGAGGGCTTATGCGAGTGCGAGCGAGAAGGTGATAGCGAAGGTGCCCTGTGAGGCGAACGCCTGGGACGTGAGCGAGCCGCCGTCCATGTAGGTCCCGCCAGTCGCGGCGGAGTGGAGGCCAGCGCCGAGGGCGGTTGTGCCTGCCGGAATGTCGAAGGTCGCGGTCGACGTAATGACCTCGGTGGAGCCGGTCGTGACGGGAGCCGACCAGGTCAGCGCCTTACGCGCATACGCCGGGGAGCCTCCGGAGGGCTCGGTGCCCGCTGCTGCTCCAGGGGCGGTCGTGTAAACGGCTCCATAGGGGGCGCTGGAACCGTAAGCGGTGGCGAGAGCCTTCCGCATAGCTGCTGTCTGAATTGCCATTGGTGTTAGTCCTTAAGGTGATCGGGGGTGATGGTTTCTCCGCCGTCGCCAGCGGGGCCGGGGTCGTGAGACTCGCCGACGGTGACGGACTGCCAGCGCGACGCAGCGTCCGCGACGTAGGAGTCCAAAATGTCCAGGGGGACGTAGTCCGTCGCCTGGTAGGTAGCCGTCGACCCGTCGGGCAGGAGCCCAATTGAGGTCATCGTGACTTTTCGCTTTTCGATAGGTGCCATGGGGTCTCCTGCTGGTTGTGGGTGGGCTGGGACAAAGAAAAAGCCCCCCAGGCGGGAGGGCCTGGAGGGCTCGTGACTGAGGAGCAGGGGGAAGGGCTCTACCCAGTCAGCGGACCAGGTCGCCCTCTCGGTGAGGTACGCCTGGCAAAGGTGCGTGGAATGTTTCACGTGAAACACTAGACGCAAGTATGGGCGGGGGTACTGGATTTGAACCAGTGACCTACGGCCCCAATGGCCGTCGCTCTGCCGGACTGAGCTAACCCTCGCAAGTCCCCCGTCCATGGCCGAGGCCACGCCTTAGAAGTCACACCCGGGGGCCGAATGTGACGCGGTAAGCGTGCGAGAGTCTAGGTCGGGATTTCAGGTCCCGCCGTTACGTTGTCACTCTCGCCGCCGTAGCTAGCCCCCCTGGACTCGAACCAAGATCACCCGATTCAGAGTCGGGGGTCTTACCGATTGGACTAAGGGCTATCACGAGCAGACGCCGGACTCCAGCGTGCGGGCCGGAGGGCGTCTGCTCTCGCTCCCTCTCCTGGACTCGAACCAGGGACCCGCGCATTAACAGTGCGCTGCTCTACCGACTGAGCTAAGGGGGATCGCACCCTGGGCCAGCGCTCGGGCCGGTACAGGGGCAAGAGCGCCAGGGGAGCCCACAATCGGAAGTCCTGGCGCATAGGGTGACGTATGGGGCTCGAACCCATAACCTCCCGATACACAGTCGGGCGCTCTGCCATTGAGCTAACGAAACCATTGCAGAGAGCCGCTCCGTCGCTCGCCCTGGCATAGGGGAGGCGCGAGTCGGGCAGGAGCAAACTCTCTGTATTTATGTAGGGGGCCTGGGTTACGAAGACAGGGCCCTATCCCGCGCGGCGACACATACCCGGCACAACCGGTGTAGTCCGTCACGCTCGCGGGAGTCTTTACCGAAGTCCGCCAGCGGCTTGTGCTGCTGGCAGTGAGCGCACGTCTTACCCCCTCGGGCTCGTCGGTACGCGGCGCGACGGATAGCTGCCTCGGCCAGCTCGCCCGGTTCCCCGTAGCGGTCAGCCGTGGCGGCTATGCGCGCCTCTGCGGTCAACTTGAATGCTCCCACTCTCGGTAGTTGTCGCCGAAGCCGGACGCACAAGGCGAGCCATTCTGCCAGTGACCGCGAAAGCGCCGACACTCGCGGAGGCTGCCCTCCGGTGTCACGGCGGGCTCGCGGCAGGAGTCCTCCCACGTCGTGTAATACATTTCCAGCTGGACCTCTTTGGGGGTCGGCATACTTACCTCTTTCCATTGCTCTCTCGGAGTGCGCGACGCCCTCGGCGAGGGGAAGCGGGGCGGTCCACACGCCGGAGCCAGGCGAGGACTCCGTCGATGGACCAGACGAACAGGAGCAGGAGGCTAAAGAACAGGAACCAGACCGGGCCTCCCAGAACCAGTCCCGAGGCGAACCCGGTGAATTGCTCGTGTGTCATTCGGCTGCCTTTCGTGCCATGTAGAGCGCGTTCGCGACGGTCTCCAGCGGGACCAGTTGCATGTCCCAGGCGTCGAGTCCGACGTGGAACTCGACGGTCGGCTTACCCCCGAGCAACCAGCCGAACGGGTTGTCAACCGTGGAGCCCTCCAGGGTGAGTCGCTCCTCGCCGTGGGTGTGGCCGTGCAGGAGCGGGAGCCCCTCGTCGCGGAGCCTCCACTGGCTGTGGCGGGCCTCGTGCCGGTCACGCCGGTACGGGAAGTGCGACAGGAGAACCTCCTCGCCCTCGATCCGCCGACGTGCTGCCATGGCGACCGACTCGAAAGCCCACAGGTACTGGCGGAGCTTGTGGTGCGCGTTCCGGTGCATGGGGTGGGCGGCGTCGTGGTTTCCCAGGATCAGATGCTTGGTGCCAGGCAGCGAGTGGATAACGTCCAGCGCGTAGCCGGGGGCGCTGGCAGCAATGTCGCCCAGGACCCAGACCTGATCGTCGGCTTTCGGGTTCACCACAGAGCGCCAGTTGTCGACAATCGCCTGGTCGTGCTCCTCGGTGGAGTTGAACCCTCGCAACTCGGCGACCTTGGCGTGTTTCAGGTGGAGGTCCGACGTGAACCAGACGCGGCCCATTAGCTGGCCGGCCCAGCGTAGAGGACCTCGAAACGCTCGATTGAGTCGTCGCCGACAAAGCGCGGGGCGTCGGTGCCGCTAGTCAGCGTGACCCACGGGATGGAGTCCTCGTCGCCGGTACGGGCCAGCACGACGGGAACGGGGACGCCCGCGACCTCTGCCTGGATGACCGTGGCGAACGCCGTCGGGGGAGCGGGGTGGACAACCTCGGTCGCCGTGATGCGAATGATCTGGACGGTGGGGTCGGTGTCCTCTTTGCTCGCGTGGTAGCTGAGGACGTTGGCGGTCAGGGTGTCCAGGTCGTGGGCGGGGAGGTAGCGGCTCCAGCGGGTGCGGATCAGAATGTCGCCGTCCTCGTCGGGGTACGCGTCGATGGTCTCTCCCTTGAGGCGGTAACGGAGTCCGTAGGTCATTAGCAGATGCCTTTCATACAAAGGAATGGGTTTTATTCAGGTCTGGAGCGTGTAAACGTTGTTGAGGAGGGGGCCGCTGTGATCGTCGGGACGGTCGCGGCCCCCTCTATGGATGGGAGCTACCGGGCTTTGTCGGCCAGGAGCATGGCGAGCTGGCAGAGCTTGAGGAGGTCGATTGCCTCGTCCAAGCGAGCGGCCAGAGCCTCGATCAGCGCCCGCGTCTCCTCGTGCTCAATCGCGGGGGAGTACAGGCGAGCCGTCCCGAGCAACTGGACCGGCGTGAGGTCGGCCAGTCGCTCGGCGGGGCTCTGGGTGTCCGTCGCCACTACTGGTGGCCTCCCAGTGCGTGAACCTCGGCGTGGAGGGTCTGGACGGCAACGACAGCCTGGGTGAGGAGAGCGTTACCGCGCCGGATGGAGTCGACCAGAGCGCGGACAACTACCGCGTGCGTGGCCTGCCCGTCGTCGTCCAGCTCCTCCGCATAACCCTGGCCGTAGTTCGCCAGGTCGATGGAGCCGAGGTCGTCCAGGAATGCGGCAAGTGTGGCAGCGTCCATTAGAAGAGGTCCTCCGTCTGGACGGTGCCGGTTGCGCTGCGGTTGAGCATCGCGAGGAGCGCCGCCAGCGGGTCGGGCACGTCTGCCGGGTCGGCGTCAGCGGGGAACGTGTGGACCATGTCCTCCAGGAAGCCGCGAGCGGCGGGGTAGCCGCCCTCGATGCTGGAGACGCGGATGACCTCGACAAAGTTCGCCATGGCGTGCGCGAGGGGGACAAACGCGGCTCCGAGTACCTCGGCGTCCTCACGCTGGAGGAACGGGTGATCGGTGGGGGATGCGGAGTGGAGAATCTGGAGGTATTCGTCCACGGTCATAAGCGGGTGCATGATTTCCCTTTCGTTGGGTTGGTTAGCTCCAGAGGGGGCCACGTTCGCCGGGCTGCTCAAAAGAATTTGGGCAAGAAAAAAGCCCCCTCCCTGGGTAGGGAGAGGGCCTTTTCTTAGTAGGTGCGCTTGCGTTCTTTGCGCTTGCGCTCCGCTATGGTTTCGTGACCGTCGCGGGCGATATACCCCATTTCGAGGACCTCGAAATAGGCGGTGCGGTACTGCTCGGATGCGACCAGGAGCAGGACCCAGGCGAGGAGCTTGGCCGCTACGTCGTCGCGGAATTTGTACTTGATCTGGCGGTGACTCACAGCTCCTCCACGAGAGGGATAAAGAGGAATAGGAACGTCTCGGGGTGGCCGTTCGCCGTGTCCACCAGCTCCTGTACGTCGGCGGGGGTCTCCGAGCCGACAAACGGGTACACCAGGCCCGTTACCGTGTCCGTGATCTGGACCTCCTCGTCGGTGTGGAGAATGAGGGCGAAGCGGTCTCCTGAGGTGCTCACAGGTGCACCCCCTCGGAGATGACTTCCAGGATGGTTAGAGCGCTCTCGTCTACCCAGCCGTACTCATGGGTACGCCACGGGATAGAGTCCGTGTCTGCTCGGACAGCGATAGTCTCCTCGCCGCTGTACTGGGCTCGGATCACAGCGCCGAGACCCGTCGGAAACGGGGTCGCGCGCTTGACCTCGACAGGCTCCAGGACCTCGCGCCGGTAAACCGTCCAGCCGTCGGGGAGCTTGTCGAGGAGTTTCGCCTGGACTGCCTCGCTGTCAGAAGTCCCGTCGGCGGTGGCCGCGACGTAACACTCGTGCCCGACGTGGTAAAGCTCGCCGTCGTCGTCCGGCCAGGTCACGACGCCGGGGCGGTGACTGAGCCCGAACTCGACCGTGTTTGTCGCGGTCATGCCTCTACCCCCTCAAAGAGAACCTCTGTCACGGTCAGGTCGCGGTCAGCGGCCCAGGAGGTCCAGACCGAGTCGATGTCCTCGCCCTTGTCGATGCGCCACGGGATCGCGTCGGTGGTGTCGGCACGGGTCGCGAGGACAGGCACGCCGCAGTAGATCGCACGGACGACGGCTCCGAACCGGGTCGGGGTCGGGATGGGCTTGGTGACCTCGACATCGGCGGACACGTGCGAGACAGTCTCGCGGCGGTAGAGCTTGTTGTCAGCGGGGAGATACTCCAGGAGGTCCTCCTGGAGTGCCTCGGCCTGGGCGGCGGTGGTCGCGACAGCGGAACGGTAGCCAGCGCCTTTCAGGTGGATTTCGCCGTCGGCGTCGGGCCAGGTGGGCGTCGCGTAATTCGGGTACAGGACGCCGAACTCGATTTTGTTTGTCGTGGTCATCGGTTTGCCTTTCGTGAAGCCTTGGCGACCTTGTTGCGGGCGCGTCGTTTTGCGGTGGTCGACGCCGGAACGGTGCCGTAGTAGATGTGCTTTCCCTGGAAGTTGAGGGCGAAGAGGATTTTTCGCTGGAAGGGGTTTCCGGCGAGGAGGTCTACCGGGTGCTCGCGGAGCGGCACGACGGCGTCAGTTGTCTCGGGGGCGGCGTTCACTGGTCGGTCTCTTTCGACTTGTAGTTGATGGGGGAGGAGTTGACGTAGCGCCGACGGGCGTAGGTCGGGTTGGTAGCGAAGAGGCCGACGCAGATAAGCGCGGCCTGGAGGTTGTCGAAGGAATAGGACAGGGCCGACAGGTGGTCGAGGACCACAAGCGGGACGCCGGGAGTCGGCGTGGACGGCGAGAGGATTTGGAACCGCTTAGCCGGGTCGACGCGGAAGCCGTCGTCTCGCTGGTCCTCGTAGCCGTCGGCGTACCCCTTGAGGTAGACCTCGCGCTCGTTGTCGGCGACTTTGTCAGGGTTGAATCTGGTTGCCATGCGGTCCCTCCTCGGGAGTGGTGCGGGCGAAACGGTGGGTAATGCGGAACACGGCAAGCCGGACGGCCTCGCCGATACGCTGGCCCGCTTCCTGGGCGGCAGCGTTGAGCCGGTGCTGGCTCTCCAGGACGGTCTCCTCTAGGTCAGGCCAGCTAGCGCGGAGCTTGCGCGCCTCTCGGCATGGCTGGCAGTCGCACGGGGTCATGCGAAACCGACCGGGAGCACGAACATGAGGACGTAGCCCGCCGCTAGCGCTATCGCGCCGTTGACCAGGCAGAAGAGGGGAACCCAGCGGGCGCGCAGTCGGCGACGTGCCTCCCACTCGCGGGCTATGGCGGCGTAGTCGTCGTCATTCATTCCCAGCGCACCCCCGTTACGTCGTCGGGGTGGACGGCGACGCGGTAGCTCGTGCCGAAGAGGAGGACGACGTAACGCTCGGGGTCGTAGGCGTGCTCCAGGACCGTCCCAGTGAGGGTCGAGGAGATACGGCTCTCGCCGTCCCGGAGCGTCAGCGTGACGGTGTCGCCCGTGTCGATTGCCTCCTGGAGGTCCTCGGATACCTCACTCAGCCGGAGCACTTGCCACCGCCTCGGG